CGCTGATGTCGGCGTAGCAGATAGGGTACTTGTCTCCGGCCAGCTTCTGAATATCGACCTCGCTCATCTCGCCCTCCTTGAAGGAGCGAATAAAATGGTGGTCCAGGGCGATGGCTCCGAGCTCGTCGATTATTTGGTTTACTGTTCTCATAGGTTCATTTTTTGCTTTTCCAGTAGCGCCCTATCCTGCTCGTAGGCGAGCCAAGCGAGGGCCGTTTCGAGGTGAGTCCTTTCAACCTGCGGTAGTTTAGTAATGTCCTCCCCTGCGAGATGTACGAACGTGGCGAACCATCCGTATTTCTCGGATAGTTTGGATGCGCCACCGCCTTGGAATAGCTGTCCAAAGCGTCGACTAATGCCCTCCCGGTACGCAAAAAAAAAGCGGCTGCACCTAGGGCGTGGGCCAGCTTCATCTCTTTGAAGAACTCCGAGCGGTCCTCCCCGTCGTAGTCGGCTATCCGGTAGAATTCTCCGTGCTCCTCTACGATGGGGCGGTATAGGATACCCATAACCTGCGGGAGGTGGGTATCGAAGGAGTCCTTGCAGAGGGTCTCTATGTCTGCGAACTCGGCCACGGTGACGCGGGAAAGGTTGGGATGGAATCCGTAGCGTTGATCTAGCTCGATAATCCTCTCAACGGGATACTCCTCGTCGTACTTGTCGAGGATGCCCCCGATGACGCCTCCTATATGCTGGATGTCCTTCTGTTCCATCGCCATGACCTCGGCCCGCTCTAAGTGGCACAGGATGCAGATAGTCCGTACGACCTGCTCCATCTCGTCCCCTTCGGGTATGGCCTTTACTTGGAGATACTGGTCGACGGTGATGTCGTACAGGTTCTCCGGTATGGTGATGGTCTTCTTCACGCTATCAAATAGACGAAAGGTACGGACATAAAAAAAGGCCCCGAAGGGCCTGTAGGTTAGAAGAGGATGGAGGACAGCAGGGCTAGTCCAATGATCCAGAGGGAGCAGAGGAAGTCTTTCATGACTCAGAGGGTTTCGGTGAATGTGATGAAGTCCGGCTCGGGCATGCGGCTTTCGAGGACATCCAGAACGGCAGAGAGAGCGACCCCGGCTCCTTCGCTAAAATCGTCCATGAGCAAAACGGCGGACTCTTTGAGGGTCTTGGTGTTGTGCTTATCGGTGGCGGCAAGGACGGCACACATAGCGGGAGAGGTTTGCTTTGTGGAGCCGCTGCGGAAGGTGTAAGTCTGGAACATGTCGTTGTGTGTTTGTTTGTCGTTGTTGACATAGCAAATATACAACTCAATTTCGCATATCCAAACATTCACGCAAAAAAAGTTTGCATTTATGCGAGATAGTAGGACCCACTCCGGGAGGTGGTGAGCAAGTTGAGACAAACATAACGGACCGCATCAATGCCGTGGTTATCCTTGTCCACGGGCCGGTTGAGGTTCCTTCCGTTCTTGTCCTGCTCCCATCGGTACGCACGGAGCTCCTTCTGCAGGTTCGTGCTCTCGGCGGTAACCAGCAGCTTGTGGCGGCGCATGATGTCGATTCCCTGCCGTACCGAGTCCGGTCCCTTCCGTGCTGGCTTCACGTTATGCCCCAATCGAAAGAGCTCCTCGATACTCTTCGGCTCGGCGCTGTCTGCGATGATGGTTTGCACGTCGAGCTTGTTCAGCTCCTCGGAGATGTCCGGGTTCGTGAGTCCGGTCGAGTACAACCGCTCGTGGAGGATCAGCGTGTGCCCGTCTTGGTATACGTCGATGACGGCGGTGGGGTCGTTGGTGAAGCCAAAGTCTAGGCCCGTCCCGATACGCTTCCCGGCTATCTCTCCGACCTCCCACGTGAAGACGGCCGCCTGATTCACCCCCCTTTCTCCGAGGCCGTAGATGCGCCAATAGTTTGGGTCCGCATCCTTGAGGCGTTCAATCTCTGCGATGGTGGCCCGGTCGAGGTAGGGGTTATCCTTGTACGTCGTCCGAAAGAATGAAGCGTCTTCCCTCGGTATGACCTCCTCGTAGATCCAGTGATATTCGTCGGAGGGGTTGAAGTCGATAATGACCTTCCCCGTGGTGCGGAGCAGGAGCTGCCGCCAATCTTCGAGGCTCAGTTCATTAGCCTCGTTCACGAATAGGATTTGCCTCTTCCGGCCTCGGACCTTTTGGGGTTGGTCGACGCTGATGAACTCGACGAGGTTGCCCCATAGGATGTACGTCGCCTCGCTTTTGTTGTGCTGGTCTACGTTGTAGCAGTCCTCCTTTTCTAGGATGGAGAAGAAGTCCCGCATCGCCGTAGCCCTGAGCGCGGGAAATGTCTTCCGGGCGATGGTGATGACCGCCCCGGCGTTCTCATTCTCGTAGCAGAGTTCGACGAGGCTCTGGAGTATCGAGTACGTCTTGCCCGATCGGGTTCCGCCCTGGTGTACTTGGATGCGGGAGGCGCACCCTTTGACGTGGTAATACGTGGCGGGCTGCTTCACAAGCTATCGAGAAAGGCGGTGTGACTATCGTAATACTTCCAGCCTCCCTTGGTGTAGCCCTTGGAATAATGGTGGTACACGTAGCCGTTAATCTTGTAGCACCCCGGACTCGGCACGGTGTATTCAATGCCGCGCTCCCGTAGCAAGCGTTCGAGCACCTCCTTAGAATGGCGTCGATATAGCTTGTCGGCTTTGCTCAACTCACGTCCGCGTTGTCATCGGTGAACCACGACAGCGGCTTTTTCTCTGCGACGGCTATCTCCTGACGCTCCACGTACCCCCGCTCCTTGCCCTTGGTCTTGAGGTAGAAAATGGTGGCCGCAGGGTTGCCGTCCTTTATCAGCTTGTGAAGATGTGACTCGGCGAAGTCGAGGGCCACGTCGCCTATCTCGCTCACCGCCTTCTTGTATTCGGGATCCTCCAGCCAGTTGTAATGCGTCTGCCGGGCGATGCCCACCGTCTTGCACGCGGTAGAGACAATACCGAGCGACCGCTCCAGGGCTTGCACCATAGCCTTTTTTTGTGCGTCCATTTGCGTCTATTTCTCCGACTGATTGATACATACGGCTACCCTCTGCACCATATCGGGAAACTCCCTCTTTGCGGTCTCGTCTGCGATGCATCGGGCTACGAATGCGTTCTTACTCTCGCCCTCTTTTTTTTCGGGTAGTGGCATTATCCTCTGGGGTCGTATTGGGCATCTCCGGTACTTTCAAAGACCGGGGTTACGCTTAGGCTGTATGTGGCGTGTTCGTACCTCATAGCCTTCTTTTTCGTCCGTGGGGTGGAGATGTGGCGCCTCAACATTAGCTCGGCGTGTTTCCTGCTGGAAACGTACCATACCTCTCTTTCGTCCAATTCGGGGCAGGTAAAAACCGCCTTGTAAATCTCAGCCATACAGGGCTAAATATAGCAGGATTGCGAGGACCCCCATATAACCGTAGAAGGTGGCGCGGTATGCGTACTCATTTTTCATTTAGCCAGTCTTCGACAATGTGCGACGCGATTTCCCGCCAGTTTACATCGTCGATGAAGGCAAGTGCGTAATCGAGCGTCAAGCCCTCGCCGTGTTCTTCCCGTAGGATGTCGGTACAATTCTCCCGTATAACTTGGGCCAGGTCATACGTCAAATCGTCCACCGTGCTGGTCGGGTGCCAATCCTCCAAGGTCGGAAAATACCCGTCGGCCTCTACCATCTCCAAATTGATACGCCACGTTGCGTAGTTAGTCCATCCGTTGTATCGCTCGCTCATGTCGTCAGATGATTGTAAACTGCTTCTACAAATTTGCTGCGAGCTTGGTCAAGGTATTCTTCTGCCCTGTCATCCTCACCCATAGACCAACAAGCCAAGGCCAGTTTTGCAAGCGTCACTACTTGAGGTAGGTCGTGGCTTTCTCCTTTGCGAATCCAACGGTCCAAGGTTTCTCTGGTCATGCCTTCCGAGATTTTCCGCAAAGCGGGTTCACAATAGTCCAGTAGCTGGCTCCGGCTGGGATGCGCTTCTTGCCGATGCGGATGGTCTCCTCTGCGACCTGATCGACGCGGCTGTTGTATCCGGTCGGGTAATTAGCGGGCCAGGAGCAGCGCAAAG